CACCAGGCTGTATCCACCTCTGCCATGATGGCATGTTTCAGCGCCGTTGCGTTGATCCTGGCGAGCGCATCCGGCGACGATGGAATGACCAGAACGCCATTTTCCCAGATCAGCTTGATGTCGCTGTTGCCGCTGATATCGGAGTAATTCGATTTCTTTCTGCTGAGTATTCTGATGTCGTCGCTGTCGGCCTCTCTGGCGAGATATGCCCTCGCCCTGACGCTGTTTTCCCATGCGGTGCTGCCACTGAGGCCGGACCCCGATTGTAGCCCGGAGATCGAGGGATGGGCTAGCAGGATGACGGTCGCACTGTAGTTTATGACGATTGACCCGAGATATGTCTTGATGAATGTGTTGACCGTGCGCCGCTCGTTTTCGTTACCTCCGAACATGTCCGCTGCCGTGTCGAGTATGACCAGAATGCTGTCGGCGTCACCTTTGACGGCTGCGACCTTGGCGCATAATTGTTCATAAAATGCCCCAGGTTCATCCTTGCCGCCATTCGGCCATGTGACCAATACGTTGTCATCACCAACGCGCGGCCATAGGACAAGGTTCTCCGGCCCTTCGCCGAATTCGTCGACACCAAGCCACTCGTTGATGTTTAATTGTCGCCGCTTGACCTCTTCGGCGTCATCTTCGCACATGACGCTGAGAACCGGCATTTCCATGGTTTCAATGCCCATGAACGGCTTGCCCTGTGCGACTGCGTTAGCCATCTGCTGCATCAAAAGCGTCTTGCCAACGCCGCCTGCGCCAAACAGCATTGCGACCGTGCGAGCCGGAAACCAGCCATCCAGCACCCATTGCCGTGGCGCTATCGGGCCTCTGACGCTTGCCGCCGTAAATGATCCATCATGTTCAACAAGTGGGATGGTGTCACCCCCACTTGTTGGTGATTCTGCTATATTTCCAGGACCGAAATTACGTTCGGTGTTCCAGTTGGCAACATCGAAGCCCTGCTCCGCCGCCAGATGGTACAGCGAACCGGCACCTATCTTCGTTACGTTTTCAATTGAATTCCAGAGCCGGTCCGTTTCGACCGCTTCATACTTTGACGACTTGGCACTGAATTCGTGGAACAGATCGATGCCGCCCGGCCCGACTGCCGCTTTGAATGCATGTGCCAACCGCGCCCAATCGTCATAATGAAGGTCGTTGTTCTCAAGGAAATCCATCGCGGCTTGCAGCTTTGCGGTGCTGGTCGTCGGGTCGTTTTCCTGAAAATCGAAATTCGGCTTTCCGGTTTCGATGCGAACGATGTTGTTATTGGTTTGGCTGTGCGCTTTAAGCTTACCCGAATCCGCAAGCGCCATATTGCAGGCTGAGACGAACCGCTCCAGTTCTTCAGGCGTGACGGCGGTCAGGGCTTCGGGGCTGTAGTCCAGCAAGTTATCTCCCGGCCAGTGATAGCTCTTGCCAGTATTCGGATGGATGCCGGACGCCACGAATTGCTGGCCTTCTGCCAACACCTCGACACAGGCGTCACCGCCGCCGATGTCGTAGATCGACGTTTTCATCTTTGATATTGCGGCGGTGCAGCGATAGACGAAAAGGGTTTTCGGCGCAGCGCCTATCCGCTCGGGCGCGATTCCGAGCATATCTTCGGTGATGGTGCTAATGATTCCTGCGACCGTCTCCGACAGAACATCGATGTCTACGGCGATGACATTGTGCTTACCGCCGCAGACGATTCCGATGTTCGCGTCGGAGAATTTGTCGAATTGCAGGGCTGTTTCCGGCCTGTTCTGCCAGCCGGTCAGAATGGGGATCTTGCCCCGCAGCGGCGTTATGTCCCACCCGTTGGCGGATAATTGTTCTGCGAATTTCTTATAGCGAGACATTTTAGTACCCATTCTGCAGTTCAAGGGAAAGGGGAAATCAAAGCAGAAAAAACCTGATCTCCCCTTTCCCTTGAGCTCCGAGATGCGGCGAGACCATGCGCGGCAGGCGCACAGCCTCGCCGTCTCCCGGCGGGGGGTGGGTACAAATCATCCCACCCGACGAGGGCTAGAATTCGTCGACAAATTCCTCTGCAACTTCTTCAACGATTTCCTCGACCACTGTTTGTTCCTCAAGGCATTCCGGTCGTGGTGCCCATTTTTTGATCGTGAAGATCGGCGCGGAAGTTCCGCCTTTTTTGAACTTGATCTCCTCGACATCCGAGAGCGCGGCGACGACTGTCTCGCCGGAGCCGCCATCCTGCTTGACTTCACGCATCAGGTTTACCAGACCAGCCCATGAACCCGCGCCTGCCTGACTCCATGTGACTGCGCCATTCTCACCTTTCTTCAGTGCTATCCTGACGGAGAAACCCTTTTTCCAGCGTTCCGCTCCGCGATCCGCAGGCTGCGGCACATTGAAACGTGCGGGAGTGTCGTTCCAAATCCACTCAGGTGCAATTCCTGGGGTTCCATCGCTAAAGCACCAACCTGTGCGAAGTGACTCCAAATCAATCGCAACGCCCTTCTTCATCTGTGCAGTAACGTCGGTTCTGCCGTCTTCCGTGCGAACGGAGAACGTGCGAGACGGTATCTCGCCGTCAAGGGTTTCCCGTGCATGCCAGTTCAGGAATGGCCCGACTGCTTCACTGGATGTATTTCCTTCATCGAATTCGTATGTCATCTTTGGTTCCTTTGTTGGAGTTATTGTGTGCCTCATGTGAGGCACGTGCAGTGTAACGGGTTGTGACGCCTAGTCAATAGAATAATGTGATTGAATTATTGCCCGTCCGATTTGCTCGACGACCTGGGGGACGATTGCGTTTCCGAGGCTTCTAAGTCTGTCCACCCTGTTGGGAACCCCATGAGCCACTCGACCCACGTCGGGTTCAGGGAGCCACCGCTCAGACGCATTGTCTCTGGTGTGCGGAGAGGATTCCCGCTGCCCCCCCATTCTCCGATGGTGCCGACCTGATGCTTTCCTGGAGCTGTCGGAGTCGGCCACATCGTTCGCGCCACCACGCTCTCCAGATTGCGAAACTTGTCGTCCACCCTGTTCTGTATGTTCTGCGCCGCCATCGCGCTGCAACTGCGTGGCGTGTGCAACAATCCAGACCCGATCTCGTCTGTGCGGGGCATCGACGGCGCAAGCTGGAATAACAAATGGGGCGACTTGATACCCGATGCTTTCCAGGTCAGAAAGGCTGCGCTGGAGGCCCAGCGGCTCGTTAACAAAGCCTCTGACATTTTCGCCAATGACCCATTGAGGCCGTAGCTTTTCAATAAGGGAAGCCATCGCCGGCCAGAGATCGCGGTCATCTTCTGCGCCGAGGCGCTTCCCGGCCAACGAGAATGGCTGGCAAGGAAATCCACCTGTGATGATGTCGATTCTTCCAAGTTCATCTGTCGGGATGGTTCTAACGTCGTCGTAGATGGGCGTGTCGGGCCAGTGCTTTCGGAGGACGGCTTGGCAGAACGGCTCTCGCTCACAGAAGGCGACTGTCCGAAAAGGTCCTGCTGCTTCAAGTCCAAGGCTAAATCCTCCGATTCCAGAAAATAAATCTAACGTGGTGATCTCAGAGTCCATAAAGCTGCTTCCGCGCGGCCTCGTCACCACGCCAATAGAACGAGTCAGGATTGACGGGGACGATGCTACGCAGAAACTCCTTGTCGCCCAGGCGCAGGAACGCTTCCTGCCGCGTCAGGTGTATTTTGATCTCCGCCATCAATTGATCTGGATCGCCGTCTTCCAGCATCGCGACCTTTTTGGGCGTGACGTAAAGGAACTTGACGGCGGCGTTGCCGCTGGCCTTTGCGTAGAATGCCCTCTGTCTTTGGTGGCCTTTGGACATCGTTGACGGCATTCTCATGGTTGTTTTCAAATCGATGATCAGGCCGTGATCCGGGAAATTGAAATCGGTGAAGCCGATGAAATCGAGTTCCCAGCCGTCCCCGGTTGCCTTCATCGATACCTTATGCTGCTCGCCATTCTCCGGGAAGTCGGGCTTGCCGAATGGTTCCAAAGCCTCGACCGCGAGCCGTGTCATCGGTTCGATGTTGCCGCGTTCCTTGGCTGCGCTGCCGTCGTCGTCAAACATCACCTTGCCGTCGAAATCTCTTAACGCTTTCTCAATCGCGTCATCGATTCCCAGTTTTCCGGCGATGGTGTCGGACACGGCTTGCTCTGTGAATATCCCCCGCCACATTGCCGGGGAGCTTGATCCCCGGTTGCCGAACAGATATTGAGACACCCAAGCGTCGGGCGCTTCGATATATTTATTGATGTTGTTGACGCTGCCGTGATTGATGAAGTGGTCTGTGAAGCCGGTCATAGTAGAATCTCCTGTATAGCCTTTTTTCCCGTTTTATTTTTTCTCCAAAGAGACGAGTCTTGCCGTTTTATGCTTGGCTCAACTGGTATCACAAATAACTGTTGAGCTATGTCATAACGCCAGCAGTTTATGTCCCGCATACGCCGCGCCCCACCCTTCATTATGCCCTCACATACAAAACCCATCGCGGACCAGAAACCGTTCGCTAAGATATCCGAACCACATCGAAGAGTGATAGACATACAATTTGCGGCTTCTGCCAATATTCTAAGCTGCCTGAAAAGCTCGGCTCCATATAGTTGCCCCCGCAAATCGTATTGGATGCAGGCTTGATGTATTTTGACATTTATCCCAAGTGCGCCGTGATAGATATATCCCGCTGGCTCGTTGTTAAGTTTCGCTATCAAAATTCTTTTGTTTTCTATTTCCCGCTCAAATACAACTTTTGGGTAAAACGATAATTGCTCTGCGTTTTTTTTCTGTAGACTGTCGATATAGATTAAGTCGCTTAATACGGCTGGAGAAGCAGATATGGTCATGCGATTTCAGCCAGCAACGCAGCATACCCGGCGGCATCGATTGCCGAATCCTGGTGGTCGGGGCTTTCAATCAAACGTGCGAGCTTGTATCCGATCATCATCATGCCAACGTCAGCCGCGCTGATTTCATGCTCTTTCCCTAGCTTTACCGCCAGGATCACATTCCATAATGCAGCGATCCGTTCGAAATTCTGCTGTGGACTCCCGTAATCTCCCTCGCGGTTTTTGACCGTCGCTTCCGCCGCTGCGAGTGCCTGATATCTGTTCATTTTGACTCTCCCCACTTTGCGATTAAAATTGCTTCTGCTCTTCCATCGTCTTTCTTTCTTGCGAACTCAGATGCGAGGGCCGGGAACAGCCGCGTTGCGACCGCTCTGCTTTCACTCTTGTCTCGACCGATGCCGAAATGCTTTTTCCATTTCGATGGGCTGACCGGAGTGAACGGAATTTCCATCGTCGCCAGTACACCTTTTATAGCGCCGACGCCTTGGCCGAAGTTGAAGGCCGACTGCCGCCCCATCCCGAACGAGTTCACCGCTTCAAGGTAAACATGATCCGGTGGGAACTCGCGGAAGATATCCGCCAGCGCCGCCGCGTTCACCTCTTTTGAAAAGACGGGCATATCGTAGACGTAAGCGGTGCCGTCCTCGTACAGCAGCCCAATCGCGCCCGTCAGGCCGACATCGATCCCGGCGATCATTCGAGCAAATCCTGGTAGCTGATTTTGACGCCATTGTCCCGTGCGACGGAGATGATCTTTGCTGTGTGCACAAGAGGCACGTTGCCGCGCGTGAGCCAGTTGCTGACCGCCTGGGGAGATATCCCCAGCAGCGCGGCGGTTTTACTTGTGCCGCCCAGAACGGCAACAATGTCTTGTGGCGTTTTCATGTCATCTACTACCTCATTTGTGACAGGGAAAATTAACACGGCATCCGATAATGCTATAAAACACGCCGATAGTGGAGCAGCGTCTCGTCATGGCCACAATTTCCCGCACCGTTCACAGCCGGCCCGCCCTTCCGCGTCCTTGTGATCGCAGTCGTCGCCGGACAACTCTCGACGCCAAGCGAGATAATCGAGTTCGACGTCCTTCGGTGATCGGTCAGACCTACCGAGGGCGCGCATGTGCGCTTTCTCCTCGCTCCGGCGTTTGGGCGAGATAGGATGCTTGACCGAAACCGTGATCCCGTCGACGACGATCGGGGCAGCGGACCATTTGGTGGTGCCGGTCATGTCCCCACCACATGCTGCGCCGTGCCGTCGCCGTTGAGATTCCATTCGCGCGCGCGATTCTCGGCCATGACGTCTTCCAGAATCGCCACGAGGTCGCCGTCGGCATGGTCGGTCAATCGGAACAGCATCACCAGGACGTCGCCGCATTCCTTGCGGATAGCTCGTTTGTCTCCGCTGTCGAAAGCGCGCGTCAGCTCGCCGACTTCATCATGAAATTTGCGGAACACCGCGCTCGGGTCGGCCGGCCCAAATGTCTCTTGAGCCCACGTCATGATCTTGTGCTGAGATTCGCTCATGCGCGCTCTACCACCTCGACCAGCCATCCTGCCGGAAGAAATTGAACAAGCTCGTTGTCGTCCACCATCTCGATCACACGGACGAATCCGACCATGGCGGCGGGGAGATTCGGATCGGGACGGACGACGGCCTCATGATTTCGACTGGTAACGTCAGTCCAGGCAATGCGAGTGTTGGGAGATAGAACATTGACGTGGACGAACTCGGCGGTCATCTACTACGCCTCACCAAAGAGGCCGGGCACGACTCGAACAGCGTGCCCGGCAAGGTTACGGGAGGCGTCAAAAGAATGGCTGACATTGCGTCGCTTCCGTCGTGGTTGTTATCTTCGATTACAGCATCATCTCACTCATAGTGTACCAAAGAAGTCGGGCACGCAAGCGAAAAATTTTATGGGGGAGGGGTTGACGTATGTCACTAGCTGTGTATTATTAAAGCCCCAACGATAACAGGAGAGTGGAAAATGCTACATAAAATGATGACAGCGGAAGACGAACGGCGCGAGGAGGTCTGCGAGATTCTGGCCGATTTGACGGAAAATGTCAGGAGTGTCAGACGAGCGATGGATGACTTGATCCTCGTCACCTACCGCGCCGAAAGCGAATTGCCGGTTGGAACGCTTGGCGAATTCTGGGATGCCGTCCGAGGCACTCAGGACGAGATCGCCGGGCTGATTGTTCCCGGTTGACAGGACGCAAACCTAACTCAAACCAACCCAAGGAGACAAAACCATGACTATACGCAAAAAACAACGCGAACTTCTCGCCGAACTAATCGAAAGCCGCGACGGCATCGAGCCTAATTATTACAGCGGCGGCGGCAGATGGACAAAAAAAAGCTCTAACTATGTGGAGCAGCTCGCCGAACTGCTCGGCGATATGGGTTTGGTCAGGTGGCGGCATTTTGAAACTGGCAACCGCGCACCACAAGGTGGACACACCGGAGACTTTATTCGGCTACTCCCGGCTGGCCGCAAGCTCAAAGCCATTAGACGAGCCGCCACGGAATTCAGTTGGCGGCCTGAATTCCACGACAGAGGAATAGACAGATGACTTCTGGTTCTCAACGACGGCTGGAACTGGGAAGAGAGATGCTGAAATTCATCATCACCGTGGCGCTAGGAGGTCTGCGGACAGGTCACCTATTTCCCGGACCGGACATGGGTGTCGAACGAATGTCTGTTCATCGAATCAAAAATCAGGTATGGTCGTTGGTGATAGCCTCCCCAAACTGGCCTCGC